TCTCGATGTCGAGCAGGGTGCGCACCGTGACATCGCCGTCGCGCGACCAACTGTCCTTGACCGTCTTGAAGCCGAACGAGGCGCCGGTCACGTCGCCGCGCCGCACGAGCTCGAGCGCATCGCGGCCGGCTGTGGTCGGCGCCGGGTCGAGCTCGAAGGCCAGGCCGCGCTCGTCCTTGCGAATCGACAGCGTCCGCGGCGTGCGGCCGAGCACCTGGCCGGCGTCGTGGTTGTAGAGCGCGACGATGTCGCCCGTCAGGGAGCGGTCAATCGCCTGCGGCCGGACCACTTCCACGAAGCCGCCCAAGTCGCGGGAGCGCACATCGAACACGATGGCGTGCCCGACGATGCGGTTCCCCTCCGCGCGAATCTCCAGCCCGGAACGGCGTTCGAGGTCAGGCCACGATGGGGTCACTGGGTGCTCCTACAGGCTGCAGCGCGCTGTTGACGAGATAGTCGTCGCCGTTCGGAATTGGATTCTCGCCGAGCTTCCGCCGGCAATCGTTCGCCGAATAGAACCCGGTGTTCCGGCCGACGGCCAGGCTGTTGTGCAATGACGTCATGTCCGAGCGCAGCAGCGCCGAGCGGTCGAACTGAATCGTGAACTGCCCGAATTGCCGGCTGGTCAGCAGGTCGCGCTTCATCGCGTCTTCCCACAGTTGGAAGAGCGGGTCGAGGGTGCTGGTCACGTAGTCGAGCGCCGAGCTCTCCATGTTCGAATACGACGTGTCGCCCATGTGGCCCGCCTTCCAGGCCGGCACGCGGAACACGCCGCAGATTTGCGTCGTCAACTGCGCCATCGTTTCGACCATTTGCGCGCTGTCGTTCTCACTGGCAATCGGCTCGAACTTCAAGCCCTGCTCGAGCACCGCCACGCCGCGCACATTGGTGCCGCCACTGCTGAAGATGGCTTTCCATTGGTCCCGCAAGCTGGCCGCTTGGGTCGTGCTGATGGCGGCCGGCGCCGTCAGCACACCGCTCGGCCGCGCGCCGTTCGCATAGAACCTGCCGGTGTATTCCTGCATCGCGAGCGCCGCGCCGACGAGCTCTCGACAGCGATTCAGCGGCGTCTCGTGCGCCAGTTCGAGGATGGGCGGCTGCGACGGGTCGAACAGCCAGGTGTAGAGGCCGCCAGACGTCGAATACGACCAGCGTTTGACTCGCTCCGGCGTCCGGTCCACGCGCATCTGTCGGGTATCGAGCGGCCAGAGCGCCGTGACGCGGCCATCGACGCGGACGATTTGCGCGTAGGCTTTGCCGTAGGTGAGGAGCGCCCACATCAGCGCGGTTTTCACCTGAAACGCCGTTTGTTCTGGATTCGGCAGCGCCGACAAAATCTCGAATAGCGGATGCTCGACCGCATCGACGTAGGTGTCGTCGGCAATCTTCCGGCGCAGCCGAATCGGCGTCCGCGCCAGGTCTTGGGCGAGCACCTGGCAGCAGGAAAACACCGCCGGCACGCTGAGCGAGTTTTCCGGCGTGACCGTTTGGAGGCTCGAGGTCGGCCCGCTCGAAAACAGCGACAACAGCTCCGGCGACGGGAGCGCCAGCGAGCGTCGTTCGAACCACGGCCACTTCATAGATGCCTTTCGACAGAGGGGGCTATCGATAGCCCCCTCTCTGACCACTTACACCGCGCGCACGCCTTCGATGCGGACGACGGCCTTCGCATTCGGGACTGCCAGCGTCGCGCGCATAATCGCGCGCACTTCGCTCTGGTCCGAGTTGAACAGCCGCGAATGGTCCACTTCCACACGCGCATCCGTCCGGAACACGCCGTAAATCTGACTGCCGTCAATCACGTAGATGCTCGAGCAATCGGTGCTCGCGCCTTTCGTTTCGGTGATGGACAGCTGCGAGGTCAGATACACCGGCACGCCGAAAATCATCGGCGCCGCGGCCGTGGCCGCCTCCTGCATCAGCGACTTCGTGCTCCCGGTAATCTCCTTGATTTTCAGGAGCGAACCCCACGAGCGCGGATGCATGATGATGGCGCTGGCATGCGCGCCTTCGGTCTCGAGGGTGCTGATGGCGCCCGCGATGACATCCAGATTCGTCGGCAGGAGGCCGGTCGCGCCGAGCGACGAATCGAGCGTGATGCCCGTCACAAACTGCAACCCTTTGAAATTCGTCTCGTTGGCCGTCAGACAGGCCAGGTCGAACTTCAGCGCCAGCGACCGGAGCATCTGCATTTCGAGCAGCTGCACGACGTCCGGCGAGCTGTCCATCGCCAACTCGTTGGAGATGACCGTCAAGGTGGCAATCTTCACCGGGCTCGCCGTGATTTCGGTATAGCCCGGGTCGGCCGGCGTGATGGCAATCCCCTCCGCCACGAACACCGCCGCGGGGTCCGTATCGACGCGCGGAATCTTGACGGTGTCCCGCTCGATGCGGAGCGTCTGAATCCCCGCTTTCAACATCACGCTTTGTGGCGCCAAGCGGTCGAAAAAGCCGGGCCCGAATTGGTCCGGGGCGATGACGGCACCCGCCGAGCCCGTCGTCACCAGCGCGCGGAGTTCCACGCCACTGCCGAAAATGCCGCCGCGGGTTTCGGGTTTCGTCGTGCCGCCCTGTGTCGCCGGCACGAACCCCTTTTCCGCGGTGCGCCGTTCGACGGCCTGCTGCAACGACAGCAGCGAATCGCGCTCCCGGATGTTGGCGTCGTAACTCCGCTGTTCACTGGCGAGTAACGTGTCGCGGTTCGCCTTTTCGGCGTCGGTCAGCACGGTCTGGGCCGCCGTGCTCCGGAGCTCAATCTGTCGGCTGAAGGCGTTGACGACGTCCTCGCCAAAGGCACTCCGGTTCGCGGCGATGCTGGCGAGCTCACTCACCGGCACGAGGGTTTTCGAGTCGAGAAATGTCTGAATCTCCATGTCTGCCTCTACTCAAAAACGAACCATGGTTCGTTTTTACCAACCGTCCCAGCGCGTCGGCGCGTTTGCCAGGACTATGCGGGTCACTCGAAGAGTGTCGCCCCTGTCAATTTGTTGCCAATTGGCAACCGTTTCAATGTTCACGCCTCCAGAAACAGAATCCGCGGTTCGTGGACCGGCGTCGTCGGCGCCTGCAGCAACGCCGACAACGCCAACAGAATCGCATCGACGGCATCGACTTTATTCGGGCTCTCGGCGCTCTCTTTGGTCGGCAACAGCGAGCCGTCGCGCCGCCGTTCACAACACACGTTCGAGACTTGCCAGGTCAGGAACGCGCTGCCGGTGTGGCGCATCTTCCCGGCTTTGATGCGCGCCTCGAGTTCCTTGGCCGGCGCCGTAAACACCTTCGGGTTTTTCGATTCGATGGTCGCGGGCAAGCCGTCGCCGGCCAGGTTCGAGGCGAGATGCAACGCGCCGTAGCGTTCGATGACGATGGCCGCCACGTCGTAGTCTTCGCAGTCCCTACGGATGTCGGCCTCGATGACGGTGTAATCCGTCATGTTGCCGCTGGTGGGAATCAACTCCCCGGATTGCACCCACTCGCGATACTGCGGGACCGCGCGGCTGCGCTCGTCAATCACCAGCGCGGGCAGGTAGCCGCGGACGAAGACGTAAATCAACTCGTCACGTTGGAAGACGAGCGCCGTAGCGGCGATGTCGTCGCGCTCGGCCAGGTCCACGCCGATGAAGCAGCGTTCGTGCGCGAAGTCTTCGAGTGAAAGTGTCGGAAATTCCCGACATTTCGCCCAGGCCGCCATCGACAGCCAGCCCTTCGCGGAGTGCAGCCAGCGGTTGCACATCTTCGTTTCAAACTCACCTTGCAGCCCCGGCGTTTGCCGCGCATCGAGGGCGTATTTCTTCACATAGTCCAACGACGGTGTGACACCGAGCATCGGCAGCGACTTCTGCCAGACGCGCTCGTCGTCCCAATGGTCATCTTCGTCCAATTCGAACAACACGACGAATGCATGGTCGGCCTCGAGCACGCCATCGAGAATCTTCATCGCCGTCGAGCGCAAGGCGTAGCCCACAGACGTGAGGCTGTAACCGGCCGTGGTCGGCGCCCAGAGCGCCGGATTCGCTCTCGCACCTTGAGCGGATTTCAAGACGTCGTGTAGCTCGAAATCTTGCGAGTGACTTTCATCGAGCGACACGAACGACGGCGACAAACCATCTTGCGTCGATGATTTCGCGTTAATCGGTTTGGCGAATGAGCCGTCATTGAAGACCACGCTGTTGGCGTAGGCGACGAAGCCGAGCTCTCGCAGCCAAGGCGACCGCTTCACCATGCGTTGCAGAATCGAGAACACAATCCGCGCCTGATTGCCGGTGCTGGCGCCGCAGACAACTTGTGCGCCGGGTTCGTTCTCGACAGCCAGGTGATAGAGCGCCGCCGCGGCCACGAGCGTTGATTTCGCGCTCTTGCGTCCGACTTCAAAAAACACCGACGTGACGAGTCGCGTGCCGTCCGGTTTCCTGAAGCCGTAGCAGGCCGCCAGTAACCAGACTTGCCACGGCTGCAGGTCAATCGTCTGCGAGCTCCATTTCCCCTCCACATGGGGGAGTCGGGAGATGAAGCTGCAGACGTCCTCGACGTGCGAGGGAGACCAGGTAAAACGGCTGGTGTTGCCAACCGTTTTCCGCATTCGGTCGAATCGTTGACACGCCTTCACCGTCCAGGCGCCGGCGACGATGCGGCCGGCGATGACGTCGGCGACGTAGGCCAGGGCGATGGCCGCGAAGTCGCGTCCTGCTGGCTGTGACGGTGTGGTCGCCGAAAAACGCGGGGCCGCCGCGTTTTTGCCCTCCTGCTTCCGTTCACGACTGGGCTTCACCGTGCCGCGCCGGCGCTTCGTTTCGACAGGCAGCGGCGCCGGTCCTGGCCGCTTCTTGGTCACCGGCCAACCTGCCTGGCCGATAAACTGCCCCGGAGGCCTCC